GGTTTTTTCTTTTTTCTTTTGGGCATTTAATAAATGCTCAAACTTCCTTTATGTTCTTTTAAATATTCTAAAAATTTGCTGTATGTGCCTTTGTTTTCGTGGTTGCCAAAGAGTGAATCTGTAGAAATATGGAAATCCCTATCCCACGATCCATATGACACCCTTAATTCTTCGATAAGATAATATTCACTGTCCTTTTCAAAATGCACCACATCCCAATTCAAGTATTTTCTTGTCTTACAAACTAAAGCGAATTGATCGTATTTAGATAAATCAAGATATTTCTTTTCTAAAAAATTGGCGTTACGAACAATGCCATCATCAAATTTTATTTTATCATTGGTTTCCACAGACTTGTAACTTCTTTTAATTAAACCAACCATTTTTTTCTTTGAAAATACATTAAACAAGCTCAAAATCCTGTCATAGTATGATCCATAATCTAGAGGAGTATTAATTGATGAGATTAAATGCCTTATATTGCTCAAACACTTATTTATAATTTCCCTGTAATGTTCCTTTAATTCCTTATTGTTGTGTTGTTTGTTGAGTTTCTTCCTGCATTCATTAAAATGTTCCGTCATCTTGATTATGTCTGATTCAGTTTTTCTCAGGATGGCGAATTTTTCATCTAAATTTTTCTGCAATTCAAACAGGGGAATCATCGCCAGTTCAAGCTCTTCCTTCTGCCTTGTCAGTGCAATTTTTTCCGCCTCTATTTGTTCCTTTTCTTTTTGTTTTTTAACGGCTTCTTCCTTTTGTATGTCAACCATTTCGGATTGAACCAGACTGTCAATCATCCTCACATCACAGGAAAACCACTCACCGACCATACTTTTAACTGATTTGTCCTGCTCCAAGAAATTGTGTATCTTTTTTTCAATGTTTGAAGAATGGCTGTTCAGGTTGTATTTCTTAATGATGGTCAGGGGAAAAGGACAGCCGGTCTGTATTCCCTTGATCCTGCTTAAAGGATTGTTGGAAATGCCGACCTTGTATATGTTTTGATCTCTGTTTCCAATGATGTATAAAAAGTTGTCAGACATTGATGCCCAGTTCTTCCGCCCTCTCCCTGCTTAATTCATTCTTACTTACAGCCTCCCTCACTTCCTGCTCGTATTTAACTGCGTAACCTTTTAAAAATGGCGAAATCTTGTCCTCTTGAAACATCTTTAACCTTGCCGGACTTTGATCCGTTCCAACTGGAGCTGACATATCAGGCTTTTGATCGAGGTACGCTTCAGCGTTTAACCAGGAAGAAGGATGCTTACTAAAATCCTTTTTGTCGGTGAAGTGGTTGTTGTAGAGCCTTGCCAACTCTTCAGGCTTTTGAACCCAGTCATCAGGGAGCTTAACCCAAGCCTTCTTAGCGTCTCCGACCTGGATCTTGTTCCTGTTCAGTTCCCAGAATGTTTCAAATAATTTAGCCTTCTTATTAATACTTATATTTATATCAATATCACTATCACTATCAGACGATATTTTTACGATATCGTTATTTGGTTTTCTTTTCTTATTATATTTCTCGTTAGATTTAATTACTGAATCCTTCTTTTTCCTAGCAATTTCGTACTCTTTCCAATGCCTGTTGTTGAAATAAGCATCCTCTCCCAGCTCGTTTTTTCTCACTTCCCACTTCTTTTGCAGCACATAATAGAGGTCTTTTTTCTGTCTTTCCCAGTCCTCCAGGTCGTCAGGATCGCACAACAAAACCAACTTCTGAAGCGTTACGATATCGTAAGGCAGACCCTTTGAACCGCATAACTGTGCGTGAGCCATCAAGTCGAAATAAATTCCTCTTTGCTGCGGATGCAAGTCTCTCGTTCCTGCTATCCAGGATTCTGCATAAACGTATAAAGCTGGAATGTTGTCACTGGCTGATTTCATATAACCTCCCTATGGCTTGTCCGATGTAGAATGGGATTTGCGGCACGATTGCGTTTCCGAGTCCTTTGATCCTGTTTGATCTATCCTTGTCCAGTCCGTAGGAAATCCCATCAGGTATTCCACGAAGTTCGGATTGAGTCTGCCACCAGTTTTTGTTTCTGAGGCTAAAACCACTCCTCTCAAATTTCCCTTCGCTATATCGTGTGGTATTCCCTTCTCGTTTTTCTTCATATGAGGTGTCTGCATATCCGATACTTTTGGAGTCGGATAAAGTTTCTGTTTCTCCAAATGATGAACTGCATCTTTCAGTTTCACTCCCCATCTCACACCCTTCTTGTTTTTTCTGCTGAAGCTCCCCTTGTTCATTTCCACATTCTTGACTACCCCCCCCTCCAGATCGCAACTTCTCGGAGTCGGATACATTACTGCTTGACGTAGAGAGAAATGAAGATTGATTCCTTCTTCCTTCTTCTTCTTTGCTCTTGCTTCCCATTTTTCCTGTGGCTCTGGAGGATTTGAGTCTCTTGCTCCCGGAGTCGGATACATTTGAACTGCTGCTGTGAGATTGTGTTGCATAGCTTTTCGTATTCCTTTTCTCTTTATCAAGCTCTTTGGATTTTCCTGACCACTCACTCTTGGAGTGGGCAATAAACCATATCCTTTGTCTTTGGTGGGAAGCACCGATGCTCGAAGCTGAAATATTAAAGCACCTTGTGGAGTAGTTTGAATTTTCCAAGTCCTCAAGTATGGTGTCGAGATAGAGTTTAACGATTCCATTAACGTTTTCTCCAATAAACCAAGTTGGTCTGGACTCTTGGATAACCCTAAGAGTTTCCTTCCAGAGATTTCGGTCATCTTTCTCAGATTTTCTTTTTCCTGCGACACTGAAAGGTTGGCAAGGAAATCCTGCTGTGATGATGTCCGGTCGGAGTCCTTCGTCATTTGGTTTGAACTCCTTGATGTCGTTGTAAATGGGAACACCGGGAAAATTTTTCTTTAAAACTTTCTGGCAGAACGGATCTATCTCGCAAAATCCTATGGTCTTGAAACAGCCTGTTGATTGCAGTCCTAAAGCGAAGCCGCCTATTCCAGAGCAGAGATCCAAGTGCTTCAGGCACATAAGTCCTTCAAAATGACGAGGGAACGAGAATGATAAGGCTTTCTGGCGAGATACTGCTTGGCGATCAACGCATCCAGGTGAAACGCCACGATGCTCGTTGATTTATAGTCCAACCCCCTGACAATCTCCCTGACTGAAGGAATGATTCTGTTTTTTTTCTTAAATTCAGTGATGAAATTCAATACTCTCATTTGCTTTTTTGTCAGGTTGTCAGGCACTTCCCTTGTTTTATCACACAAGTTGCACCTTATTAGCATATCCTTACAAATAAATATTATTTTTACGTTGTCAAATTAATTTTACAAGTGTAAAGATAAGTGCATAACAAATAATTAAGTGCATAGTCCGTATAAGTTGACAAGTGACTAATTATCTTGACAACATCAGAATAAATAATTAAACATCCATAATAAGACTGTAGGGATTTGCTCTCCCTGCTGTCCGTGCATACTGTAACTTGGGTGCAGGGAGTTGGGTAAGCTGACTCCCTGCAAACTAAAGGAAATGTGGATGGTTTTAAAAACAAATTTCATTTTAATCAAGCCGGAGGAAGAATCCCTTAATGAAAAAAAATTCTGGCATCGAGTACGAGCATTAAAAGGAGCTTGGAAAAAAGCCATCCACGAAGATATGAGATCAATGTGGAAATGGAAGTTGATTGAATTGATGAAAAAAAATGAGTTTGTAAAATGAACAAGGAATTTATCTTAGGTCTAATACTGGTTTCAGGCATCGCATTCATTATGGTTTATTCTGTCATAATGTTGATTGAGCTGCCTGTTTAGATGGTGGTCAAGACAAACATAAAAGGACTGCCGGAGAGCATCGTCTCCGCAATTACATATTTTACCTCCTTATATTCGAGAGGCGATGCTCACATTTCAATGACGCAGTTGCTGGACTCACCCAAGATAAGAATACTGAGGGATGAACACAAGGATCAAATCACGGAGGATGTGTCCGATGACATCTGGAAGGTGTTTGGAAACGCAGTCCATCTTTTATTCCAGCAGTCAGAGAAAAAAAAGGACAATGTAATTTTAGAGAAAAGGTTTTTTGGTGAATGCAACGGATGGAAGGTGTCTGGAGCCATAGACAGGATTGAAATTGTGGAAAGTGATGATTAAAAAAATAAAAATATATGATTATAAGGCGGTGTCCGTGTGGCAGATGTTCAAAAATAAGAACAATCCCAGAGGGTACAAGTCTGAATGGGAGGATCAACTGAACGGCTATGCGTGGCTTGTGAGGCAGAACGGATATGATGTCCAGTCCTTACGCATTATTGGACTTGCGAGGGATTGGCAGAAATCGAAAGCCTATTTTGAATCCAGCAAGGATGGGTATGACCAGGATCAGGACTATCCTCCTGTTCAAATAAAAATGATCCCCATTCCCCTCTGGTCGAATGAAAAGCAGGATGAGTACGTCAGGTCAAGGGTGGAGGCTCATCAACAGGCTGAGCAGCTATTTTACACCGATAACATACAAGTTAAGTGCTTTGAGAAGGAAATGTGGAAAGATCCTCCTCAATTCGCAGTGATGAGAAAAGGCAAAAAAAGGGCGTTGAAACTTTTTAATGATCGTGAGGATGCCCAAGATCACGCAAAGGACATTGAAGGCACTTCCGTTGAGAAACGACCTTCAATAGCCAAGAGATGTGCCAATTACTGCAATGTTGCGATTTTTTGTGAGCAGGGAAGGAGGGAAAGAAATGTATAACAATCAGAAGCCGTCAAGACCGACACACGACTTGTTCGTTCTGGAAAGATGGAATGACAAGCAGACGGGTCAGTCGAAACAAAAAAGAAGAATCTGGGCGAAAGGCTGGATGAGCCGTGACAAGCATAACAACGATGCGGTTATGTTCAAGTTCAAGATCGGACAGGATTACATCTATGTCAAAGAAATTTTGCCTGACAAGATCGAGACGAAACAAACCGGTTATCAAGCTGATCCAAGAGGGTATCAGCCGCCACAACAAACACCTGCACCGCAACCGCAGGATGATGTTGACATACCGTTTTAAAGGGAGTGGCGAGGTTCATCCTCGCCATTGATTTATGGAAGAACAACTGACGAAAGATGAAATAATGAAGGTCAAGAAATTGGTCGAGGAGTACGATCCTCCGACTGATTTCATTCCTGGAAAGCTCCGCCACATTGCAAGGAAGGTCTGTGATTATTACTGCATTGAGAGCAAGGATTTCCAGTCACAGAAAAGAAACGGCAACATCGTGATGGCGAGAAGGGATTTCATCCATCTGGCTGCCAGGAAAACTAACAAAAATTACACTGAGATAGGCAGGTTCTTGGGCAGGAATCACACGACCATCTTGCATCACATAAAAAAATCACCCTTCAACGCAGATGAGATCATCAATGAATAACTACCCTGCGAAATGGATCAAGGAGAAGTATGCTGCTCATCGTTCTTAACGCACTCATTTTATCAGTGTTAATTTTCATAGCTTTTATGGTTTTTATCATCGGCAGGAATTTAGATGAAAAAAAATAAATGGCGTATCCAAAAAAACACAGAGGCAGGAGGAAGATTGGGTCAAAGAAGAGGAGAAACAGGAAAAGACAGAAAATGAGAAGAAAGGGAAGAGGAAGGTAAATGAAAGGTCACACTAAAGTCTTTGCTGATTTTTGGAATGATGAACTGACGATCTATCAATCGTTCCAATGCTTTATGTGTGCCAGGTATGAGGCGGTTGATATTCATCATATTCAAGGTCGTGGAATGGGAGGATCTAAATGCAAGGATTACATTGAGAACTTGGCTGCACTCTGCCGACCCTGCCACACAAAAGCTGATGACAAAGAATTTAACAAGCGAGTGCGAATTGAAACCCTTAAACGCATAACAGGAAAATTAGAAAATGAACTTGGATAACACCCTGAACAAATATGATCCTCACAAGATCGCTGAATCTAAAATGGAAGCAATTAAAAATTACAGAACAGCTAAAAGAATTTTTAATAAGCTGACGAGGATTAAGGATGAAAAGGAAAAGGGAAGATACCTGCATTACAGGTTTTTAAGCAATGAAAAACACAGCGTTGAGGATGCCAAAGCAAAGGCTAAAATTGACAGTGAAGTAAAGGAAATTGTCGTTGAGTTGGAAAAAGCTGAAGAGCTGATGGATGTAGCCTTTTCGGAACTGGATAGAATTACCACAAAAATAGAGCTGATGGCGGATGCCAATGCAACTGCGAGAGCTGAAATGAAACTTGGGAGTTTGACTCCGTAATGAGTTGGCATCAAAAAGAAAAACAAATGATTCAAGACTTGAACAGGTCAGTGTTCGTTCAAGATCCGATCAAAAAAGCAACAGATCCAATGAGTCCAATTGATGCTTATAACACGAATTACGTCATAGAGTTGAAGAATCGTGAAGATTACTCATCAGAAACATTTGACGGCTCTTTAATAGAAAAGTTTAAGTACGATTATTTAGTTAATAATTGTGTTTATAAGACTCCCGCTTATATTTGCCGCTTCACTGACATATCTTATTATGGGTGGAATTTAAAAAAAGTTCTTGAACCGGAGTGGTATGACAAAATTCTGCCGGAGACAAGTCACTTTGACAGAAACGAATGGATCAACAAGAAGGTGGGGAATTTGTATCTAAGGGATGCCATTAAATTATTAGTGAAACATAAATCCACAGTTTGCAGCCAATGAAAAATCTAAAGGGAAAATTCAATGAGTAAGAAAATAATTAAAATAAATCAATTGGATCAAGGCGGTCTGAATGAAAATGATTTGCAGGTTGACAAGCTCTGGGAGTTGTATTTCGAGGGATGTGAGAGTCCTCGCATTCTGGACAACACACAAATGCTGCACTACCTGACCAAAGGAACAAGTCCTCCAAAGAACATCCACCATTTTAGAAGATGGCAAACAACCATTACTTCCTCCGACAAGGTTCATACCTGGTGGGGAATCGTGTACAGCGATCCCATTGACCACGATCTGCTGCTGCCGAACAAGTTTTATAATTTAATTTATGAAGGTCACAGGAAGGAGGAGGAGGAAAAGACTGAAACTGTATTAGGTGATAGAGGAGACATCTCCACAGCCATATCATCTGCAATAAATTTAAAACCTATCCATAAGACGACTTCGGATAGCGAATTGAAGGAGATTGCGGAGGGCAGGAAGAATCCTGCCTATAATATGACGGCAGAGGAAATGTATGCGGTGGAGAGAAAAAAGGCTTTGTTGCCTGAAAAAAAGGTTGTTATTGATGAATAAGGAGGTGTATGACCGAAAGGATCTGGCTGAAATCTTCAACTGTTCACCTAAGACTATACAAAGGAGGCTGGATGAGTTATATGTTAAATTTCCCAATAAGACTTGTTTATCTCGTTTCTTCGGTAAAAAGCAGTTTTTTACCAGAACTGACATAGAGGAGATAAAAAAGTTATGCTTACAACATTCAAGCGAGAAGAAAGTCCGTACTACTACATCAGAGGAACGGTTCGTGTCGGCAGGAAAATAATAACAATCAAGGAATCCACAGGTCGCATAAAAAAGATTGATGCCGAGAAAGTCCGTGCTGAGAGGGAGAGGGAGATACTCTTAGGCATAGAGCAGGAAAATAATATGACCTGGAGTCAATGCCTTGAAAAAATGCAGGACAATCCCAAGCACTGCCCAGCACCGTACAGGATGTCAATTTTTAAGAAAGTTGAAAACGTCATCGGTCATCATTACTTGGATGAGTTCAATGACGACCTGGTGTTCAAATACATTTACGAGTTTTATCCTGTTTTAAACAAGTGGAAGGGAACTGATTTCAAGAAGCTGGAGTACGAGGACAAGCACGAAGCGTCAAGCAAGTACAGCACCGCCAATAATTTCATCAGCGTCATATCTAAGGTGGTTCATTACGGATTCAAGCAAGGGTATTGCAAAGACCCCACCTTCGAGCTGTTCCCCGTTTTAAACGCCAGACAGAGAAAAAAAGAAAAGTTCACGATAGAGGAAGTAAGAAAAATTGAAAAAAATTGTGATGATTTTGATGTGGTGTTCCTGTTCGTTTTTTTAATCTATACGGGTGTCAGGATCGGTGAAGCTCTTTATATGAACTGGAAGAGAACCAATCCTGAGAATGACGACAGACCGATGATTGATTTGGAAAAAAATGAATTTAACATCAGGCTGCATAAAACGAATGAATGGATAACCAAACCCATTCACGACAAGATTCACGAATACTTGAAGAAGATTAATTACAGGGATGGGAATTTGTTTGAATGGCACGATCAGAACAAGGACAGACCAACGAGTCCGAATGGATTGAAAATGAGATGGAGGGAAATGTTGAAGCAGTGCGGCATTAAGTATAAGAATCGCCACGCCTGTCGTCACACTCACGCAAGTTGGATTTCTGATTCAGGTGCGAACATCCAGGAGATTATGACTTCCGTTGGCTGGAAAAGCTCCAAGATTGCATTGGGTTACATAAAAAGCGACAAGGATAAGATTAACAAGCTGGTGACGGACTTGCCTGTTTAAATAATAAATTTTTCGCCCAGTCGTTGCCCATTATGTAAGAAAATGGCTGATTTCTAGGGTAAAATAACTCTTGTATTAAATGGGAACCTTCTATAGAATAGTTCCCATAATGAGACAAAACAAGACAAATTGGGAAATTTTGAGACAGAGGTGGACAGGGTTGGACAGAGTGGTTGCCCATATTCTGCCCACTTCTTTCAAAACAAAATGTCTAGTAAAATAATGAAGAAAAAATTAATAATTAATAGAAAAAATATTGTTGTTAATATTCTTAAATTTAATTCTAATATTTGGGTAATTGATATTCATAAACCTAAACAACCAACACAAAGAATTTGGAACAATACAAAAAATGGTAATAATTTTTATTCATTTGATGAAGCAAAGATTTTTTATAAATATGATTATAAGGTTTCTCAATAATGAACAACTTAACAATGGAGAATAATACGAACTTAAAAAATTATTAAAATAAATGGAAGATATTATAATAAAAGATAATCTAGAATTTATACAAATTCCTAGACCTTTAAGAAAGCAAAGACTTATATGGGAAGCCGAAGCATTACAAGATGGTCAAATAGGAGAAGAAAATTATACAAAAGATATTAAACCTTATTATAGGGATGTATGTCTTAATAGATATTTCTGTGATGATTATAAATGGCGAATAGTTCAATGCAGATACACAAAAGAAATTTCTTGTGAAGTATCTGACTAGGGAGGGTTAAATGAGAAAATTGCATTTAACTTTGGTAAAAGGACAGTATGAAAATACGATACCAGTTTATGCAGATTGGTTTTACAAAGAGCCAAAGATGAGAAGTAAAAAAAGAAAAGATTGGGTTTTGGATATGCAAAAAGATAAAGATTTTTATTATGCTTTTTTTTATAGAGGAAAAAATTCTATTTTAGAATATGCTAATAATGGAATTGATCCATTAAAAGTAAGTGTGAAAAATTTTGATAAATTCATATCGTTGTTAAAAAGTCTTAAATTTCCATTTACGATAAAGGAGCAAAGAGAAATTTGTAATTTAGATAAAAATCACGAAGATTATTTTGTTTGGAAAAAAATAAAGGTTATGGATGAAACAACAACAATTAAAACCTTTCCAAATAAAAATAAGGAATTACATCAAAAGGTCTTTAAAAAATTCAATTCAATTTTAAAAAGCACAAATAAAAAAAGAGGGGAATGAATTTCTCCACTCCCCTTTTAATCTTATTTAATTTCTATTGTTCTGGCTTTTCTGCCCTCTGGTAAAATTCTCTCCAATGAGATTTTCAACAATCCATCTTTGAGTTCCGCACCTTTCACCTCAACGTCATCCGCTATCGTGAACGTCTTGGAAAAGTATTTTTTTGAAATGCCCTGATGGATGACTCCATCCTGCTTCTCCTCCTTCGCAGACTTGATGTTCAACTGTCCATCGGCAAAGTCCACAAGAATGCTCTTCTTGTTGTAACCTGCCAACGCCAATTCAATGTCAAATTTCTGATCGCCAGTCTTGACGATGTTGTAAGGTGGATAGGTCGGGATTGACCATTCATTCTCGAACATTTTTTCAAAGTGATCGAAAACATTGTCAAATCCTATAGTCACGGGTCGTAACTGATTAAATATGCTTAATGCTCTGTTCATTATGTACTCCTTATTAAGCGAGTTAAATACCAGCACCCTTTATGGCGTACCAGTAATTCTTATATGGGCGTTGATGCCCTGAAATTCAATTATTTAATGTTCTCTTGCAGGATCTTTAAGAACCAGGCGTTGTCCTTGATGACTGCCGCTAATCCATTCGTGATGGAATTGACCACAATCTCTTCATCCGAGTCTTTCGCCAGGACATTGCCTTCCTGCGTCAAGCTCATCTCATAAGTGATGGCGTGTAATATTTCGTGTAAAAGTGTATTGCCGTAATCAGCGTCATTCAAGTCCTGCTGTATCTCGATCTTGTTTGACCGGTGATGATACTCACCGTAACAGTCCGTCTGCTTGGCGAAGTCTGACTTGACGAATTGAATGTCAATCTCCTTGTATCCGACTTTTATCTTTGGCGGACATTTTCTCATAAGCTGTTCTAAAGTATGCCGATCTTGTTAAGGGCAATCAATGCAACGGCTATGACGGCAAAGATGACAAGAATCTTGTATTTCTTATTCAAGCCGTTAAACCAAGTTGAAATTTTTTCCATAAATCCTCCTATTTTTGTTTATATTTGTCCATTATTTTTTCGCCACTGCGACCTAAAATATATCCTGAACAGCCGACCAACACGATATTAAGAAGTGAGTTCTGGACTGACTCAGGGATGTTCGGTGCTGTAAAACCAAACCAATGTGCTACAATTAATCCGGCAAATATAAGCATCAGCAGAGGTCGCCAATTTCTTTGAAGAAAACTTCCTTTGGATTCAGCTATTATGATTGATGCTTGTGCCTCTAGTTCTTTCAGTTGTCCTGAAAGCAGTTGCTGTTGAATGGATTGCTTAATCTTTTCAGCGTCAGCCTTATTGTCTATTGTCTTGTCGATTGTCTTGAATAAGGTTTTCACCAACGGAGCTACAGCTCCTAAAACTCCTAACATAGATACCCAACCTGTTGACTGTAAATGGCTAGATTGACGAATTGAATCGCCACCAGCGTTGCGAATAATATTAAAAAGATAATCTTCATTATTAAATCTCCTTTAGTTTTTTTGAGAGTGCTTCAACCCTGTGACGCACCTGCTGATACCACTTGGAATCCTTGATCTCTTCAGATGCCTCTTTGTGCGAACCGTCTTTAATAAATTTTATCGTCTTTTTAAACTTACTGAAACCGGTTCTGCCCAAGACAAAACAGCATTCAATTCCAACCTCTTTAGCTGCGGGATGGCAGTCACCGAGCAGGTCATCTGCCGACCTTCTCGCCACTGAAAAATCAAGCTCGAACCACTTTTCAATCTCCTTGTGAGAGTAAATCTTGTTTATGTCGATCTTGTCATTCGGCTGCACCTTGTGTCCGAAGCCTATGGTGTAAAAAGGCTCCTGGTAGCCGTTGAACTTCAACTGGTACGCCTTGTGTCTGCATCCTTCGCTTTCCTTTATTTCATCCTTCAATGATTCAAAGTCCACTGATCCTCCGTTCCTGTTTTTTCTCATCTGCCTGAATGAACGGTCTGTCCATTCACTTGAAAATCCCCAACTCAAAAGTGATTCCCTGACCTTCTCCTCCTGATCCTTGATTAATTCTTCAACAATCACAAGGGCATCGGAAAAAGCTGGGGAACGGAATCAATGACGGCTCCAACGGAAATGATCGGTCTTTTGATGAAGTTCTTTTGGTATCGCATTGAAGCCGCCTTAGGGTTGATGGAGCTTCCAACGCACATTGCGAAATTCAAGGCTAAAGGATTTGACCATAGTGAAATGGATGAAATCGTATGCCAGTGTCCGCAAACGAAAGAACAGCCGAGTTCCTTTGAACTGGCTAGAATGTTTGATTTAAAATTATGCGTGAAGAACACGTTTGTCCTGTTAGGCAGCTTGACGATCAGCTTGTCGTGCCACCGCCAGTCAGACTTGATCTCATAGATGGTGTTCAGGTCTTTGAGCATCGATCTGGGAATGCCGAATCTCTCTGCCCTTCGCATAATGCGTAAATCGTGGTTGCCGAAAAGAATGTCCATCTTGGGAAAAAGTTTCTCCAACTTACGGATCTCCTTCTTGGCACTCGCCAATTCAAACACCGGACTTTCGACATTCGGATCGGCAGGTCGTTCCACCTGGATACTCGCATTGTCAACCAGATCGCCAATGTGGATCACACGAGTAGGCTTTATCCGGTCTTTTATTTTTTTAATCCAATTCCAGTAATTTTTGTTGTGAAATGGAAAATGAGTGTCTGATAGTATTAAAATCCTTTGATTTAGTTTCATACAATCCTTTTATTTTCACTAAGGTCTGATTGTACCGCCCTCACCGTTAAGATGCGTTCTCGTGCATCCTGGAGGGTTTTTTTTCAAACTTCAGTCAATAATTCTAAAGAAAGTATAGATTGCTCCCAAAACTGCCCCTATGAATAAAGTAACCTTCAGTCCTCCGAGTCCTCTGTTGGAAATGGAGTTTAAATCCCTGATCTGCTTCTGCATAATGCAAATGTCCTCTCGAATGTATCGTACATCGGTTTTCAACTCTGCGACATCCTTCTGCCAGTTAGACATTATGCTCCTGTGTTTGCGTTGTTTAATTTCTTTTTCTTTATGAACTGACTTTCAAAAGCATCCATCTCCAGACAGAACGTTTTTAAGTAAAAAGCTCTTTCCGACTGCTTTTCAAGATCAATAATTTCATTTTCAATTATTATTCTTTTTTCCTCGCATTCTTCCTGCGTCAAGTATCCTGCGAAACCCTTGTATGAAATGGCTGGAGTGTTCGGAAAGGATATTAAAGCTAGGAGAAACCATACCTTAATCATACCTTTTTCTTTGATTGCCTCTATTCCATCTTTTGTGCCACGCCCATTGACTCACCTTGCTGCCGTACACTTCAAGAAAATTCAGAATTGCCAGTGAAAACATTTTAAACATCTCATTTTGTTTCCTCATCACCGCAGTTGGGATGGGTGCAGTCCTCCTTGAGCAGCCCGCACTCACATAAA